GACAGCAGCCTTGAGCACTTCGTTCACGTCATCGGGCGAGGAGTTCTTGTTCAGCGTGAACGTGAACTCCCGCTCCAGGGACGCAACCGGGACCGCTTCAGGGTTGCCAGTACGACCGACCGGAAGCATCTTCGCGCGTCGGTGCATGGCCTCACCCAGCTGGGTGATGTTGTCGAGACGACCGCCCTGAGCGAACCCGGGGATGTCAGCCGAAGCAGTGATGACGGCTTCGGAGCGCGCCTCATGGACCTTCGCGTCCGGGGCGTACTGCTGAATGGTGCCCAGTCGAACGCGCTGGTTGAGGTCAGTCGTCGGCTTGAGGTAATCACCGGCGAACGCCTTCATGGTCTCGCCGATAGCAGTCGTGATGGAAGCGGTAAGCACCTTCTCATCGATACCCGCCGACACGAGTTCACGCTCTTCGACAGCCGTAACCTCGGGAGTGTCATCCCCGGCTTCGGTACCGCCCCCTGCGTCTTCGGTAGTCTCGACCTTCGCGGGCTTGATGGCCTCACGAAGAGCGGCGGCCCTCTCGGCGTTCGCCTGCTTGGTCGTAGCGACCTCTTCAGCAGTGGTGTTGACGGCGAGAATCTGCGTCTTGATGACTTCCAGTTTCGCGAAGCCGTCAGCGTCGATATCCGCCTTGCCGTCCTGGTAGATGGCGTCGAACGCCGCAACCAGGTCTTCACGCATGTTGGACAGTTCGGCCTCGGACTTACCCGCCAATGCGGCGGTAAGCTCGTCGCCCCCGTCCGGCAGGGTCTGCCCCGCCTCTTTGTCCTTTGACATCGCGTTCCCTCTGTGTATTGAAGTGGATACTCGGATTCTACACACGATTCACAGGTGAAACTTAGAAATCACCTTTGAATCGAGTGCTGTTAACTGTCCGACGTACTGGTCTTCGTTTTCGAACCGTTCGAAGACCCCGCCGAAGTCATGACCGTGACGTTCCGTTGCTTGGCAATACGCGCCTGTTCCTCGGTAGAGAACACCGATACGCCGCCTTTCTTCTTTCCGCAGTTACAGCCCATCTATGCATCACCTTTCAAGGTCTTGCGCAAGTTCACAGCGAACTCGCGCATTCTCGATTCAGGATCACGGCCCACCTGAGCGGCCATCCTGTCGGCAGCCGCTCGCATCCCCACAGGCTCGTTTACGCCCGCGTACGTGCCGAATCGGACCGGCGTCACAGTGCGGGCGAGTTCCCCGCCCTGGATCGTGAACGACCGGCTTCGTGTCGGGAACCCCGGCACAGGGACGAGCAGCGCGGCGGCAAGCTCGCGTTTACCGGGCTTCTCGCGGTGCGGCCCCCAGTCGCCTGACAACTGGCACGCCATCATGCGGGCAACCTGGTCGGCATTGACACCCGGAATGAGCGCCCCGGAGATCCATACGCCGCGCGAGTTCTCGCCGACACGCGCCGTAGCGACAACCGAGCACGCGTTGTCGTAGTGCTCGCGCCTGGCCGAGCCCTTCGGCCCCATCGGGGCGTGACCGCAGTCCATCGTGATAGGCCCCGTGGCGATCTTGGCGTAACCGCCGGTTCCGTCATCGACCATCGTCGCGCGGTTCATCCAAATGCCGTAATCGACGTTCCCAGTCGGCACCGTGACCCGCTTGTCGCGGTAACCCCGGTGTGCGACCTGCTTCGGTGCGAGATACCCGAAGAACCTGCCATCGTCGGTCACGGTAATCGCGCCGATCTCGGGGGCCTCTTTCGGCTCATCGAACCAATCGGCGGGGGGAAGGTCGGGGATGGTGATCGTGTATGCCGAAGCGGTGACGAGTTCTTCCGAGTCAAGATCATCGGCAGTAGGCTCGGGAACGGCGGTTTCATCGTCCAGGTACACGCGAGCTTCAACGAAGGCGGGGATGCTCACCAGGTCGGCGGCCCTAATACGGCCCGAATGGTAGATGACCTTCTCAGCGGTCATGCACCGTGCGATCTCTGATCCTTCGGCGTCATCTGGTAGTTCTTCGCAGCCTTCCGGCATGACGACTTCGACTTCACCCTGTGTTCCGCTGTCATCGATAATCGAGATACCGGCGAGAAATCCGGGGTCCATCCTGGTCCCCATCTGTCGGGCCGCTTCGCGTCCCCAGGGGGAGTCAAGGTCTAGAACACCACGGGCGTGGATCTCATTTCCGATGCGTTCGATGTGGTTGACGCGCCCGACGTCTACGGTGTTGCCGTTGTCAACGCCGCCGTGCGCCCGTTCGTATTTCCAGCCGAGCGGAATCTCAAGTGACTCGGTCGCACCGAGTTCAGGCCACGTCAACGCTCCAGGTGCGTACTCCTGGTTGTCGTATGCGGGGGCGCCTTCAACAACGATCACGCCAGACCACGGTGCGACGTTCCGTGCCATCGGTGCAGCGCTCTCCGTTTCGGACGCGTACAGCGCCGCCATCTGCGCAAGCGCTTCGGCCTCGGTGCTGTGGCAACCTTCAACTTCGCCGTCTTCGATCTTGACCACAGCGAATTCACCGGCGTCGCAACCGGAGTTGCCCGTCTGAATCTCCCACGGCATGGGCTGCTCCTCTTCATATGCGGCTGCGTTCAGCGTGAGTACCGCGCCGTTGTCGTTCAAGTTCAGGTCATTAGGGTCAAATACCGCAAATGTCGCACATCGGCAGTTGATCACAAGATCGGCCGGACCGCTTGGGTCACCAGGGAACGCGAGCGAAGCGCCCCCGACCGTAAACGGCTCTGAGAACGCCACGGTCTGCCCGTCTGCTTCCCTGTGCTCCAAACGCGTACGAACGTCCCGGGTTGCAGCCCATTCCTTGCGCATGACGCCAGAAGGGATGCCATACGCCGATTCGAAGCGCTGCATGGTGCCCATGGCAACAGAATTTCGAGCGCCGTGGACTTCCGTTCTGGCGATCATCCGCGCGCGGCCTTCGGTGACGCCAACGGCGTCGCGTACACGCGCGGCGAGCTTCGGGATCGACTCGCCGAGTTCGGTACCTTCGACCAGGCCCGCACGCGCGTTGAACCACAGCGCATCGCCGATCGCGACAAGCCGGTTTCGCGCCTGCTGTAGATACAGCTCAGTGTCAAGCGCCTGGTCAACGAGCAGCGTGAGCGGGTTGCCAACGGCTTCGGCAAGATGCGCAACAGTGGAAACGCTCGCGTCCAGCATGTTCAGTCCGAGCGCTGGCGACAAATCGGCAGCCACGTAGGCGGCCCAGATCGTTACGATAGCGTCAAGTGCGGTTTGGTCCGCCTGTGCTAGCGCCTCTTCGATGTCCTCGGTGTTCATCACCTGGAGCATCGCGGCGGTAAGCCCGGCCATGACCAGCGCTTCGAACTCCTCAGAACTGAGTTCGAGTTCTTCCAGGGTTTGCAGCGGGACGGTAGCCATCACGCCTCACCCGGTTCGATCGCTGTCGTATCAGCGGGATCATCGCTTCCTGCGTCCGTCTCCGCACTTTCTGTCGGGTCGGGGTTGTCAGCGTCGGTACTGGTCGAAGCGGCTGCACCAGTGGCGCGGCTGCGCCGCTCCAGTAGTTCCGTCATCGCTTCGATCTCGTCCGGAGTCGGGGCGTCCGCCGCAGGGAAGCCCTTCTCACGTCGGTATGCCGTACCGGAGATTTCCATCCGGTCGTACGCTTCATCGGCTGCGGAAGACTTGTCGGGACGCTGCACAAGCTCGGACGGATCATACCAGATGACAATCCGGCCGCCGTTCGGCCCGATCAAGCCGTCGCCACCGGCGCGGAGCGTCGGGATGAGATACCCCTTCGTCAGTGCGTGGCAGATCATCTCCGCATCTGGAGCGATGTGCAGCTTGATGCCGGACTCTTCTACCTGCGCAGCGCCCCAGTGATTCATGCCGGAAACGCCTAGGAGCTGGTCTGAGGGCATATCGAGAGCGGTTGCAAGCCTACGGATCGCCGACTCACGGTGCGCGATCAGCTTGTCATCGATAGGGTTGGACAGGTCCAACGCCATCATGACATCGGAAAGCTTCGTCTCGGTGTTGTCGCCGAGGTCGACGCCGATCGGCAGTTTGAGCGCCGCTTCTGCGCTCATGGAGTCCTTGATCCCGCGTGAGGCGACTTCGACCAGGACTTGCGCGAACGGATCTTGTGAGTCTGCGCCGTTGGGGTTGGGCAGCTGAGGAAAACTCAGCTTGCCAC